CGTTGCTGACTCGTTCTTTGCATCTGTTTATCCTACTATTACTTCTGGTAAAAACACCAAAGTAATTATTGTATCCACGCCACACGGTATGAATCACTTCTACCGCATGTGGCACGACGCGGAGAAAAGAAAGAATGAATACATTCCAACTGATGTTCATTGGTCCGAGGTTCCTGGAAGAGATGAAGTATGGAAAGAACAGACGATTGCAAACACATCAGAACAGCAATTCAAAGTCGAGTTCGAGTGTGAGTTTCTTGGTTCTGTCAATACCCTTATAAATCCATCAATCCTTAAGAATCTAATTTATGAAGACCCAATTCAAAGCAATGCAGGATTAGATGTCTACGAAAAAGCGCAAAAAGAACACAACTACCTTATTACTGTTGACGTTGCTCGTGGTTTGGGCAATGATTACTCTGCATTTATCGTTGTTGATATTACAGAATTCCCTTATAAGATAGTTGCGAAATATAGGAACAATGAAATCAAACCGATGTTGTTTCCAAATATTATCCAGCAGACAGCAAAGAATTATAATGATGCCTGGGTATTAGTAGAAGTTAATGATATTGGAGAACAAGTAGCAAGTATTCTTCACTATGATTTAGAATACGAAAATATGTTGATGGCGGCAATGAGAGGTCGTGCTGGACAAGTCGTCGGGCACGGTTTTTCTGGTAAGAAGTCACAGATGGGAGTTAGGACAACAGCACAAGTTAAGAAACTTGGTTGCTCTAACCTGAAGACTTTGATTGAAGATTTCAAACTTCTTACGCTTGACTATCAAATTATCTCAGAGTTGACTACATTTGCTCAACGTCACAATTCTTTTGAAGCAGAAGAGGGTTGTAATGATGACTTAGCAATGTGCCTGGTTATCTTTGCTTGGTTAGTAGCACAAGATTACTTCAAAGAAATGACGGATAATGATGTCCGTAAGAGAATCTATGAAGAACAGAAAAATCAAATCGATCAAGATATGGCACCATTTGGATTCCTAGATGATGGAATCAATGATATAACAGGATCATTCACAGATAAAGATGGTGATCGCTGGCATACTGATGAATATGGTGATCGTGCTTATATGTGGGAGTATTACTGATGGACTTAGATGACCAATTAGATCTGGGTCATCTACTCCTGTATGAACGGGAGTGTAAAAAATGTGGCATAACTAAGAACTTAGTTGATGGATTCTATAGAACTAGAAAAGATAGGGGTCCTGTTGCTTCATCATACTCTTATGAATGTAAAGAGTGTACAAAGAACAGGGTGAAGAAGAGCAGTAATACCTGGGAATATCCTGATTGGTAGATTTCACGGCTGGATTCCCCATCGAAAATGCCCTTTTTAATAAATAATTTCAGGTAATTTGGACCAAGGAGAACAAAAAGATGCCTCTAAACTTAGCATCTCCTGGAATTGTAGTAAGAGAAGTTGACTTAACTATTGGAAGAGTCGATCCCGTTTCTGGTTCGATTGGGGCAGTTGTCGCTCCTTTCGTTAAGGGACCTGTAGATCTTCCTCAGTTTATTGAAAATGAGGATGATCTCTTAGACACTTTCGGTAGACCATATTCAGTCGATAAGCACTACGAGCACTGGATGGTTGCTTCGTCTTATCTTGCTTACGGTGGAACTCTGAGAGTTTCGAGAGCAGATGACGCAGGACTCAAGAATGCTTTCGTCGGCACTGCTTCAAGCATTAAAATTAGAAGCACCGAGCACTACGAACAACTCGGTTACGACGAGAACGCAATCACTAACGTAACTGTTGCTGCTAGAAACCCAGGCACTTGGGCAAATGATATCAAGGTTGCTATCATTGACGCCAAGGCAGATCAAGTTTTGACTGGTGTTACTGGAAATGTTACCGTCGGTATGGGTGTTACGGTTGCTGCTTCTGGAACCTATTCTGATCGTTTAGGTGTTAAGCACACTCTGGACGGATACTTCCGTGGCGTTGTTACCGACCTTACAGGTGGAGTTGCAGTTAAGTTACAGTCCCGCGTTTCTGCTGCTGGAACTGTTACTGACTTGGATTATGCTCCAGGAACTGCATTTGCTCTGGGAACTAGTGGTACCGTTGGATTCCACACAGTAACTGATGCTGTTGGTTCACCTTCAATTTCAACATCTTGGTCTGGTCAGGTAGACTGGTTTGAGCAACAAGAAATTGAACTTAGTGTTGGTAAACTTGAGTGGGATCAGTTAGCAAACCGTCCTGGAACTTCTGAGTATGCTGCTGCTAGAGGTGGTAGATTTGACGAAGTTCATGTTGTTGTTATTGACGACAAAGGAACAGTCACTGGTAACGCTGGAACAATTCTTGAAAAGCACCTGAGTCTTTCTAAGGCAAAGGATGCTGAGTTCTCTGTTGGTTCTCCTTCTTACTGGAGAAAGTATCTTTACACAAATTCTCAGTACATCTTTGGTGGTTCTGCTCCTGCTGGAACTGCTGCTATCGCATTAAACGATCCTAGTGCTGTTGGAACACACACTCTTGAGGGAGATGCTGGTTGGGACCAAAACGCTGATGGCGTAAAATTTGGTGGATGTGGAGTACAGACACTCACTCTTGGTGGTGGTCTTAACTACGGCGGAAAGACTGATGTTTCTACTGCTGGCGCACTTTACTCTGGTCTGGATGACATCATCTCTGGACTTACCAAGTTTGAGAACACTGAAGAGTATGAAGTAGACTTCATTCTTATGGGTTCTTCAAACTACGGTATCGATGATGCTGCAGCACTTGCTAACAAGTGTGTTGCAGTTGCTGAGGCAAGAAAAGACGCTGTTGCTTTCGTCTCACCTTACAGAGGTGCGTTTATTACCGATAACCAAGTTGGTTCTGTTACTGTCGAAAACGTAGATACGATTACTGATAACGTACTCGGATTTGCTAATCGCATCACTTCAACCACGTATGCTGTTATCGATAGCGGTTACAAGTATATGTACGACCGCTTCAACGACACTTTCCGTTATGTCCCACTGAATGGTGACATTGCTGGAACTTGTGCTAGAACCGATGTTGAGCAGTTCCCATGGTTCTCACCTGCTGGAACTTCACGCGGTGCTATCCTCAACGCAGTCAAACTTGCCTATAACCCAGGTAAGAAGCAGAGAGATCAACTTTACTCCGCAAGAGTAAACCCAGTAATCTTCTCCCCTGGAGCAGGAATCATCCTCTTCGGTGATAAGACTGCATTCGGTAAGTCCTCCGCATTCGATAGAATCAACGTCCGCCGCCTGTTCATCTTCCTTGAAGATGCAATCTCCGCTGCCGCTAAGGACTTCCTCTTCGAATTCAACGATGAGATCACAAGAACTAACTTCGTGAACATTGTTGAACCATTCCTCCGCGACGTTCAGTCGAAGAGAGGTATCTTTGATTACGTCGTCGTTTGTGACGAGACCAACAACACCGCTGCTATCATTGATAACAATGAGTTTGTTGCTGACATCTTTATCAAACCAGCGAGATCGATCAACTTCATCGGTCTTACCTTCATCGCCACCAGAACTGGTGTTGCTTTTGAAGAAGTAATCGGCTCCGTTTAATTCAATTAGAGGTTAACTCAAATGCCATCTAGAAAACAGATTAATCCACCCCCATTAAGGAAGATTACCGACTTCAAGAGTAAGTTAACGGGTGGTGGCGCTCGCGCCAATCTCTTTGAAGTCGTACTTCAGTTCCCTGATCTGGCACAACCTTCCAGCGATACTCTTGAGAAATCAAGATTCCTGGTCAAAGGTGCTAACATGCCAGCATCTAACATTGCACAGATCGAAGTTCCTTTCAGAGGTCGTGTTCTTAAAATCGCAGGTGATAGAACCTTCGATTCCTGGACCGTTACTGTCCTGAACGACACCGACTTTGCAATCCGCTCTGCCTTTGAGCGTTGGATGAACACTATTAACAGAGTATCTGATAACACTGGTCTGGTCAATCCAGCAGATTATCAAGCAGATGCTTATGTCTATCAGTTAGATCGTGACGGTTCTGTTCTCAGATCCTATCGTTTCTACGATGTGTTCCCAACTCAGGTAGCACCAATCGAACTCTCCTATGATGCTCAGGGCATTCAAGAGTTCACCGTTGAACTTCAAGTTCAGTGGTGGGAAGCTGCTAAGGGCACTGGCGCTAATGCTGGTGGTGAGGACATCAACTAAATAGAAGAAGGAAAAGACTCACTTTAACTTATTATGGCCAAACTTTTTGGTTTTTCTATTGACGGTAATCAGAATAAGTCACCTTCGGTTGTCTCCCCCGTTCCTGAAACTAATCAGGACGGGGTTGATAATTATATCAGCAGTGGATTTTACGGTCAATATGTTGATATCGAAGGTGTCTTCCGAACAGAGCATGATTTAATAAAAAGATATAGAGAAATGGCACTGCATCCCGAAGCGGATGGTGCTATTGAAGATGTTGTTAATGAAGCGATCGTTAGCGATCTTTATGATTCTCCTGTAGAGATTGAACTTTCTAATCTCAATGCAAGCGAAAGTCTTAAAAAGAAGATTAGAGCAGAATTCAAATATCTCAAAGAAATTTTAGACTTTGATAGAAAGTCTCACGAAATCTTCCGCAACTGGTATGTTGACGGCAGACTTTACTATCTGAAAGTTATTGACTTAAAAGCACCTCAGGAAGGTATCAAAGAACTGAGGTATATTGATCCTCTCAAGATGAAGTATATTCGTCAAGAGAAGAAGAATCAAAATGGAAAATTTGATAATGGTGTAATAAGAGTTAATAAAGCAGAAGATCTCCAGAAAGGAATGGAGTTTGAGGAGTTTTTCCAATATACTCCTTCTCCAAGTGCATCTCACGGTATCTCTGCGATGAGTCGTGGAAATGCTAAGTCAATCAAACTTGCTAAAGACGCAGTTACATATTGTACTTCTGGTCTGGTAGATAGAAATAAGAATACTGTTCTTTCATATCTCCACAAAGCAATCAAGGCACTCAATCAACTTAGAATGATTGAGGATTCTCTGGTTATCTACAGATTATCCAGAGCACCAGAACGTCGTATTTTCTATATTGACGTTGGTAATCTTCCAAAGGTAAAAGCAGAGCAATACCTCAAAGAGGTTATGTCTCGCTACAGAAATAAACTTGCATATAATGCACAGACTGGTGAAGTCCGTGATGACCGTAAGTTTATGTCTATGATGGAAGACTTCTGGTTGCCTCGTAGAGAAGGTGGTCGCGGAACTGA